ATACACATTATTATAATTAGTTTTTTCATTCTTTTATTTTAATTGTTATATCATGTGGTGCATATTCATTACCACCAAAATATGGGTATAAATAGTATCTACGCAATAAACCCCAGTTACCTTCAGGTCTTCTACGTACAAGCGTGGTATCATTATCTATTACTATTACATAATAAAATGTTTTTATATCAATAGTAGCGTTGTAAATTACATCTGTATCTATAGTTCTTATTGTTGCAGCGCTATGTCTACCCTCTTCATGCCTTAACCAACAAAGCTCTAGCTCGTTGTTTAAATATCTCCAACCAAGACGTATAGAATACTTTTGATGTCTTAAGCCAAAATCACTCACACCATATATTTTATTCACATCATGTTGGTTTTCTGCTATTTCAGTTTCATATATAGCAGACTCGTCTAGTATAAATTGAAAACTTATTCTTGAGTTATCTGGATGGTTTATAAAACTACCTGAGCTATGTTCACCAGCTGGTATTGTATAAACTCTAAAGCCAAGATCGTCAACTTCTTTAGTACAAGATAACAGTAAAAGAAGTATCAGGAGTTTTTTCATTAAAACTTTTTCTTTTTAAACGTTTGTTTTTTAAATGGTTTTCTTAATGATTTTCTTGATTTAATAGCGTTTTTATATTCTTCTATAGCTTCGTTTTGTATACCTAAGTTATACTGACTCCAACCTAAAAACATTAAAGCTCTTTGCCAAGCTTCATTTTGACTATTTAAAGCTTGACCTAAATTTTTAGTTTTGTTATACAGCCTATTAGCTGGTACATTAGTTAAAGCTTCAATATAATTAGTTGCGGCTGACCATTGAGGATTGTCACTGTCAAGCAGTTCCATTTCACTTATTATATTTTCATTATAATTTAATGTTTTTTCTGCGTTAACTATTTTTCTTAACTTAATACCAAGTGGTGGTGAGAAGTTTGCTAATTCCATTATCACAGAGCTTTCATCAAAGTTATAGTCTTTGTCTCTTTCTCTTGAAAATTTAATAGCCATATTTTTTAAAGTTGACACAGCAGCACCTAAAACACCAGCACCTCGTAATACAGAATCAATACTACCGCTGAGCATACGTTCTTGTTTGCTTAATAATTTTTCATCTTCTGGATCATCATCAAACATCATAAAAAACAATGCTGACTGTAAACCATAGAATATTAAGTTTTGTACTGCAAAGTAATATAATATTCTTGAAGAGTTGGATATATCACTTTGTAATAATGTTTTGTTAGGCGGCGTTATTCTTCTATTGTACATATCTAAAAACGCTTTTTTACCTAACCTATTAAACTGAGATGTTACATTTTGAAAAGCTAATATCCATTTACCAGCATCAGAGGCTTGTTGTTGTGAAACCATATCAGGTCTTGCTGACTGTTGTGTTGCTTCTGATATTTCTTGAAAATCTGCAAATGCTCTTCTTTCAGCTTCAGCTTGACCTAAGCCTTCTTTTTTATAAGTGCTTACTCTGTTTCTGTAAAACAAAGCACCACCTGTTGCTATCGCAATGTTATCACCAATTTGCGTAGGCTTAAAACCTAGTTGCAATAATTTTCTTATTAAACTTCTTATAGGATATTCAGATTCGCTAATTTCAGAAGCAAGCTCAGCACCGTTAACATCTGTTCTAATACCACCACGTCTTTGCTTCATAAAGTCAGAGTTAAATAGCATAGACCAATCATTCCAGTATTGTTTTTGATTTGCAAAAACTTTAGCCGCTTGAAATATATTGTTATCAGCATAGTTTATAAAATTAACTATAGACATTTGCTGTAAAACTAACGATCTTATATTAAAGAACATGACAGTACCTACAGCAGCATTTACAAAATTAGTTAATGCGTTTACTATTGCATTTTGCCCTTTAGGTCTATTCTTACCTAATTTTATTCTATAAAGCATGTCTTCAAGAGCGTTTCTAACACCTTTACCGTAAGCAGCTTCTATTTTATTTAAATTTTCTTGTGAAAATATTATGTCAGCATTTTGTTGAAACTCTGCAAAAAACTCTGCTCTACCAACTCTATCAGTAGCGTCTATTAAATCCATTTTTATATTAAACGCTTCCCAGCCAACTGCTGGTGCAACATAATCAGATCGTTTAGATATTACATTTAAAGCCTCGGCATAGCTTAACAACCTAGCGTCGTTTTTAACTATGTTAGCTAGATTAGCTTGATCAGTTTCACTTATACCAGGTATAGCGTGACCATGCTTGTCCCAAAGGTATACTCTTATAGCATCTTGATACGTGAAATCACCATCAGGCGTTTTCTTTGTAAACATATCTTTAACATCTTTGTATTGTTTGTTTAAAGATTTGTAATCACTAGCTATTGACTGTCTAGCAGTGTCATATTCTCTAAACGCTCTGTTAAGAGGTTTTATTAAAGCTTTTTCAAAAAAGTCTCTATGTGCATCACCTTTTTTTCCTTTACCTATAAAGTTATACAACAACCCTACAAGATCTTCATGTGATGGCGGTATAAAGTATCTAAACTTGCCTTTGCTAGACCCACGCTTTCTAGCTTTAATTTCACTAAATCTTTTTCTTGACTCTATACTAGTGACATCTTCTATTATATCGTTAAACTGATCACTCATGCCTTCGCTAAAACTAACTTTGGCTTGTTGTATTTTTGATTTAACATCAAATTGATCTAGCATGTTTTTAACAGCTTGTACATTTTGTAACGCATCATCTGCAAAATAAAAGTCGTTGTAACCTTGAGCTGCTTTATCTGCTACCCACAGCGCTTTTGCCTCTGCAGTAGAGTTACCTAGACCAGTTATATTTTCTAAAGGTATATTTAAGCCATTAGCTTTTAAAAAGTCAAATATAGCTTGTGCTGATACAGCTGGCCTAGCAGTTAGTACAAACATATTTTGTGGACCAAACTTACTTTGCAGCTTTAGCGCTTTTTTAAATAAAGGTGCAACTTTACCTTTAACAACTTTATTAAACTCTGAAAAATCAAATACGTAACCTTGGTCTTGCAAGTCTTGATATGTACTGGCGTACTGCTCAGCGTTTAATGTACCTGTGTCTCCTTGTGGCGTTGTGTATTTAACTAGTGATTCACTTGTTGCTAATGTGTCATCAAAGTCTAGTATAGTTATTCCTTTTGGTTTATTTACTGTTCTAGAGTTTATAGCAGCCTTACTCATAGAAATATTTTTCTTCGCATGAACAGATTTATTTACGGCTGTTTTAAATTGCTGTACATTTTTTTTGTTTCTTATATTAAAGCCAGATGTTTTTTCTATATTATTAGTATTAAAAAAAGCTTCAGGATTAAGCCTAAAACCATAATACTTGTTTCCAGCCGCGTCGTAACTACTTTCAGATAAAAGCCTAAACTTAACGCCATGACCACCTTTTACAGAAGTCACCCCTAGTTCTTGAGCTGTATTTAACGGATCTTTACCTAAATAATATAGACCTTTGCCTTGGCCTTCACCTATAAATAACGCATAAAAATTACCTTTTTTATTGTAAAGATATGTGGATACAGAACCATCATCTTCAATTGTAATATTAGATTTCTTTTTTACTTTTCTTATTGACTCGTGCCAAATAGGATCTTTAACACCAGGTATTTGTTGAAAAATTATTTTGTTAATCATTTTACCAAAAGTAGAAGAGTCTGGATTATTATCTAGACTTTTATATGGTGATATTTTTGGTAATTCTATTTTATTTAAATCTATACCTTTTGGATAACCGAATTCTTCAACAAGTAAATTTTCAAACTCTTTAATTACTTTAAACACAGGATTTGCACCTTTTGTTACAATATCTTTAATAAACTGAGGTAAAGTAGGATCACTAAAAGTAAAATTACCTTTACTATCATAAGAACTAATAGTTATTTTACCAGCATTAACAGTTCCGCTAGCAGCAAACTTTATTTCTAAAGCAACTTCTTGTCCATTATCTAAAACAAATACTATGTCTGCATTTTGGAACTTACCACCTTTAAATGTAAAAAATGGTTTTATATTAACTTTCTTTTCACTTAATTGATGGCCAGGCGCTAAAAATCCAGCTTCTTCAAATAATTCGTAAACAACTCTTTCACCTACATCACCAAGATTTTTTTCTCCTTTTAATTTCACTATTGATCCAAACACTTTTTTTAACGCTGTGTTTAACATACTATCTTTTTCTAAACCGCCTTTATTGTGAAGTTGTTTAATAGGATCATATATAGCAGATAATATAGGTACTCCGTTATATTTTAGTTTATTTTCCAACGCTAAAAACTGATCAATACTATTTTGAGCAAGAGTTAATAATTCATTAAACTGCTCTATAGTCTGCATACCAGTTATACCTAAACTTAATGATATACCAGGGTTAACATCAAGAACATCAGCTATTACTTGCACGTCATTTTCAAGCTGTTCAATACCTGTTATTTCTTGAACACCTCTCATTCTTTCAACAATATTTAACTCTTTGTTTAAGATGTTAATTGTAGCATCAAAACCAACTTTTTCAACTACAGCTTCTGCTAAGCCGTCTTTTCTAGTGCCAAAAGTAGATTTACCTACAGTATATCCTAATACCTCTTGCATGTTTGTACCTCTAAAAAACGCCATTATTTGCTCGTTGCTAGGTGTTTTTAGCTTAGTATTTAAGTTTGGCCCACTAGCAGGTTTAACATCTTTTCTTATTAAACCTTGCTCTTGTAATTTTCTAACTTCTTTTACAGATGTTATTCTTTTAGAATCTACAAATATTTTTTTACCTTTTGGTACTCTTCTTTCTATTTGCACCCACCTATCAGCGTTTAATGTTCTATGTAGTGTAGGTATGTATTTTCTTAAAAACTTATTGTAATCTTGCTCTCTACCAAATATATCTTGTATTTCTTTTTTAAGCTCAACAATAAGAGCATCTTTTAATTGTGTTCTATATTTTTTTGATCTTATATCTGGAAGTTTTGTACCGTATGTTTTTCTAACAGCTTGTTTTACCTTTTCAATTACTTCGTCAGTTAAGTTAAGATCTTTTTTAATTTGAGACTCTAGCTGCTCTGGAGTAAGTTCCTGCTCTTGTTCTTGAACATCATCAGCAATATCAAAACTTCTTCTACCAGTCTCTGATGGTTGATCTATTGTAGTTGTTTTTGGCTTAGTAGCTAGTTCTTTTGCAGCCTCCATTTTACCAAATCTAATATCAGAAAATATTCTTTCAGCAAAAGTTACTGGAGCATCACTTTTCTTTTTTCTTTTAGCGCCTGGATCATAATTTATAATCCTGTCATTAATTTCATCTAAAACTTTTGACCTAGCGTCAGGCAATGCTTTTTGCATTACTTGGTTGTATATAAGACCACCTGGCGCTAAAGCTTTACCTATTTCTTTGTTAAGTCTTGGGTCAGATAAAAAAGCTAAATAATCTTCTTTTGTTTTAACATTTTCAGGTATAAGATCGTTTATTTGATCTACAACACCTTTTGAAAAACTAGTGCTAGAAACTTTAACATCTTCTTCTGGTGGCAATTGTAATTTAACACCACCTTCTGTTATTTGTTTTTGAAAATTTCTTATGTAAGATAATACGTCTTCAGCAGTTTTAAGCTTTATAAAAGGAAATATTTTTTTACCAAAAGGCATGGCTCTTAAAGCAGAGTTAAACAACGATCTAAAATAATACATAGTATTGTCGTCCTCTTTTGTTATAACACCAGCGTTTATAAGCTCACCAAATATAGTTTTTACTTCTCTTAAATCAAGCTTACCGTTTTTAGTGTATTGATCTAGTCTTTGTTTTGCTGTTTTGTATTCTTCTGAATTTTGATCTAGTTGATCAATACTTTTAACAAGCTCTTGCATTGCAGCTTTATGAGTTTCAACAACTTCACGATTTTTAACAACACCTTGTTTTATATCATACATGTGTTGTGCTTCGTGAACCGCTGAATAAGCGTGCATAGCTTTTTCATATATATTTTTAGAATTTTCAATACTTACAGCTATCGCATTTTTAAAAATTAAAATTTCATTTGTTGACTGTACAAAACTAGCGTTACCTACTCTAAATCCTTTAATATAATCGTTGTAATCATCAATTGTTATACTTCCTTTTGACAAAAGATCATTAAGCTTAACCTGCATGTCTTCAAAAGTAATACCTTCAAATACTTTTACATCATTAGTACCTTTTAATAAGTTTATAAAATGCTGGGCTTGTGAAAAATAAAATAAATTTTCTGCATCAACATTTTCTTTTTGTACTATTTCTTTATATCTTTTTTCTCTTTCTTCAGTTGGTCTATTTACTAACTCTTCATTTTTAGATCTTAGATTTATATTGTCTTGTTGTATTTTTTTAAGCTCTTCTTTAGTTCTACTATCAAGACCAATACCTTGATTAACTGCTAAGTTTTGTATTTTTTGATTATTATCTCTAATTAATCTATTGTTTTCTAATACTTGAAATATATTTTCATTGCTCATTTCAGCTATATTAGTAAAAAGCTCAGCATCTTTTATATTAACCTCTTCAAGAAGCTCGTTTAATTTACCTTCAGCTCCATTTTTTTGAAAATAACTTTTAGCGTTTTTTATTCTTTCATTTAACTCAAAAAATTGATTAGCATATTTTCTATTTGCTTTTACCTGTGAAAAAGTATTGAACTCATCTCTTAATGTTGCTATAGCTGTTTGGCCTATAGAAGGACCTTGTATTGCAAGAGTTGAAAACAAAACGTTCATATTAAAATTAGCGTCTATACCTTCAACAAAACTTTTGTTTTCTTTTAAAATCACATAGTCAGCTACGTTGTGCATAAACTGAGTACCAAACTCTTCAACATACTCTACACCAATATTAAATCCATAGTTTTTACCGGTACGTAAAATATTTTTAAATTCTTTTTTATTAATAGGCAAGCTATTAAGTTTTTCAAAAATTCTTAAAGTACCAAGAGTTTCTGCAACAGTAGCTATACTACCGTAAAACAAAGGATTTAAAGTCTTTTGCAACCCAGTTATGTCAAGAGCTCTTTCGTGCGACTCAAGCTCTACAAGTATACGTTTCTTTTCTTGCTCGTCTGTAATACTGCTTAATTGTTCTCTTAATAAAGGTATTTGCGCTTTAGCGTTTCTTTGTCTTATTTCTAGCTCACTTAAATGCCCACCAGCTTCTACAGTAAAAAAAGCACTTTGCACGGCTTTTTTTGCAAGTTTTTCTGCGGTTTTACCTAACGCTGCTCTACCAACACCATAATAACTTAAAGCAGTTCCTATACTAAATATATTTTCTGCTAAAATACTTGAAGCAACATCTCCTAAATTACTTAAATTCATGTCACTGAAATTAACAGGTAATGGACTTATAGACTGTTTATGATTTTTTATTGATTCATTAACACTAATCATATCGCTATAAGACTTTTCAGAAACTAAATTTAGCTTTCTACCTACAGCGCCTGTAAACAAAGATATATCATTAAAAGCAACGTCTAAGCTCATTTCAGCAATGCTAGACCATTCATATTCTTTACCTAAAGCTTTAATAGCTATATCAGCATCTTCAATTTGTTCAGAAGCTTTTTTAAAATTTTTATGGCGTATTGACAGATTGCCATGTGCATTGGTTAAATACTCAACATCATGTTTATCATAAAAGCCTTTAACAAGATCAGCTCTTTGTTGATATAAATTATTTACTTTATCTATGTTTTCTTGGTTTTTAGAATACAAAACCATAGGCACGTCTTTATCATTAGTTTGAAAACCTAACTTATCAAGCTCGCTATTTATATTGTCTAAGCTTTTATCTAAAACAACTCTATCTTTTTCGTATGCGTCGTATTTTGTTATGTATTCTTTTGACTGATTACCTAAGCTTTCTTGCTCTTTAATTATATAATCTTGTAATACTTTTTGAGCGTTAACAGCTTTAGATTTTATATCTCTTGCTAAAAATTTTTTAGCAGTTACCGTTGGATCAGTTAAATCTAATTTTTCAACAAAAGAAGGCATAAGCTGTTCAGAAGCTTCTAAACTAACTTGATCTTTTTTTATCGCTTCTTTATATAAATTAATATATTTTTCGTTACCATTAAAAAGCTCAATAAAACCATATCTAACATTATCATAAACTTCTTTTTGCTCTTCTTTGCTTAAGTCTTCAGTGTTTATATAAAGCTCTGCTTGCCTTTGTTTAAATTCATTTAGTGCAGTTTGTTTCTCTGTATCGTTTACAAAGCTTAGTATATCAAAATCTTTTTTATCTTGAGACAAATATGCTTCGTGTTTTCCTGGCTTTTGAGAATCAAAAAAAGTTTTTATATCTTCTTCCCTGTCTGTTTTAAACTGTGGTAAAGGTATAAATTTATCACCTGCAAAGCTAGGTAGTTGTTGTTCAAGGTTGTAATTATCAGGTCTTTCTCTAAATTCAGTAAAATTTAAAAACGTTTTATCACCAACAACAGCACCTTGTTCTAAGCTAAAATACTTTTTAGACAAAAAATCTTTAAAATTATTATCGTTTTCAGTAACATTATTTATAACGTTGAATAACTGAAAATTATAATCTTTTGTAGAATTAAGTTTTATTATATTGTCTTCCGGCATATTGCTATTTTTATTATCTAGACAAGTTCATTAGAATTTTTTCAAAAAAGTTTGGTTGTTCAACACTTATGCTAGCACTTTGCTTCTGGCTTTCAGTGTTTTTCATCAAACTTGGATCCATTGTAAGATTTGCAAATTCTTCCATGTTTAACATAAAACCAGAACCTCTGTTAAAAGCGTCAGTTTCGCTACCACCATTTAATAATCTTTTTACTTGCTCTAAACTCAAGCCTGTAACTGGTTTTCCTTGTTTACCTGTTACTGAAATATCTGAATATGACCATGTTTTATTTTGTTTGTCAAAAGAAAATTTACGATCTTCGCCAAAAGGCGCCATAAACTCGTTACCACTTTTTAAGTTGTTTAACAACTCGTTGAACTGTGGTAATGCTATTGGTGTACTAGGCGCTATGTTAACATAGTTGTTTTTAGTAACAAACTGCTTGTAGCTAACTACTGTTCTATCGCCAATATCTGGAAGTTGGCTATCATCTGTATTAAAGACAATGTTTTCTTGTTCAAGAGTATTTGCGTAGTAATTTACAGCAAACTGAGCGCTTTTATCACTATCATAATCTGGATGCCCAGGTTGTACTAAAGCGTCTACAATTTCGTTTTTTTCTTCAGGAGATTTATCTGCTAATTCAGGAAATAACCCATCAAACACTACTTCTTTTCTTAATTCATCTGCTACAGAACCACTTGTGTTTTCCATTAAGTCTGGAGTTGTTAATAAATTTGCAACTCTTATATTTCTATCTGTAGATATAAAATCGTACAAGCTAGATTTAATATCGTTTTTATTAAAACTAGGTGACTGTCTTTTTTGTAACACTTTAAAGACTTCTGCTTTTTCTACATCACTCATGTTTGGCACAACACCAAAAAAGTTTTTCACATCACCAGGTCTAACTTCTAACACTTCATTATTATTAGATGCTCCAGAATATAAAAAATACATACCAGTGCCGTCATCTTGAAACCCTATAGCCTCGTCATTTACGTAAGATTTAGCATTTTTTAAAGACTGTGGATTTGTAGCGTCTAGATTTATGTTTTGTTCGTTAGAAAATAAATCTATTAAAGGACTATGGTGAACTGCAAATTCTTTTTGAAAGTCACCATATTTTTGAGCTTTATACTTAGCCTCATCTAAACTTTCTTCAGTAACGCTACTACTAAAATTTTTAATTTTACCATGAAAATGACCAGCAGCTTTTTCACCACCGTTATGTATACCAATACTTTCGGTCATTTTTTTAATGTCTTTTAACAACTCTTTGTTTACTTCTCTTTTAGCTGTAAAAAGACTCATCATGTTATTACCTTTCTGTATTTCTATTTGAGCTTGGCCCGCATAGATTTTAGTCATGTCTAACGTTTTTTCTAAAGTACCAGCCGTTGCTATTAGTGATTTGTCTGCTCTCATATTATAAGTTTTAAGGATTTAGAAAATCTTGCACACTATCAGTTTGAAGTGCTGTCATATAGTTTTGACTAGCTTGTGACCTTAGTTGATTAGCATATAAATTAGCTGACGCTTGGTTTGCACCTGCCTGTCCTAAGTTACCAGCGGCTTGGCCAGTAAGTGCTTGCTGTATGCCTAATAAAGTAGATTGTCTACTAGCGTTCATGCTTTGAAGCATTGCCTCACCTTTTCTCTCAGCAAGTTGAACTGATAAATTACCTTTAGCAGCGGCTAATCTATTTGCTCCTTCTTGTCTTGCTATGTCAGCAGATATTTTTTGCGTTCTAAGCATGTTTTGATTTGCTAATGCTTGAGCTAAACTAGCGATACCACTAGAGCCAGCAGCGTCTCTTAGTGAAGAAAGTAAATTAACTTGAGATTGCTCAGCTCTTCTTGATGCAAACTCTGCTTGCTGTGTATTTACAGTAAGATCTTCAAATGGATTTTGTACGTTTTCATAAGGATTTATAAAAACTTGCTGTCTATATTTATCTTTTTCAATTTGCAAAAGTCTTTTTTGCTCATCAAACATTTTTTTATTTTCTTCGTATTGCTCTCTAGACATACGCTCCATAGACCTAGCTGACCTTCTTTGTGATCTTGAGCTAATGAATGCCCCTGCAATAGTTGCTACCGCTAACCAACTCATATTATTATTGTTTTTATTGTCATATATTTATTATTACACTTTTAACGTGCTTTTTACTATTATACTACCTCAGAACCAACTGAAAATAGTTTAGCTTCAGTAGTGCTTGTGTTTTTCATTTTAACCTTAGCATAATAGCCAGATATTCCAGAGGTGTTTACAACACCGCTTTTAGCAAATAAAGCCATAGCATTTGCAAGAGCGTTTCCACTTACACTTGTACCTCCATCATCAACTGTTATAACGTTAGTTGTGTTATTAATAGCAGTTACAGTTCCTCTAAGTACTGGAAGATTACTACTATTATTTTTATCTATCCCACTATCAGTACCTCCAGCGTCAAGCGCGTTTACTTTGCCCGCTGTGTATATAGCGTCGCCTATACTTAGTGATTCGTTTATATTTCCGCTTAATGTTATTGTAAATGTTGCCATATTATATTAAGACCAACCTGGGTCAATTGTTAAAAAGTTATCTAAATTTAAACCTATTGTTGTATTTGCCGTAGGAAATTGGTCTATGCTCAACACAAAGCTTATATCAGCAACTCTACCTGCGTTTTCAAAAATCAATTCTTGACCAGACCTAGATACAACACTGTCGTTTAACACCGCTGTGTGATTACTACTGTCAACAGTGTTAACAGTAAGGTTTTCTAAGTTAGCACCACTTTTTACAGTAGTAACACCTTCGTACAAACCAACAACATTTCCAACAGCATCGTCAAGCTCTGTGTTGGTCAACAAAGTAATTGTTGCACTACTACCAGAACTATTAGCATTTATTATTTTATTTACATCTGCAATTGTTAAAGCTGCAATGTCTTCTTCATTTGGATTAGTTGTAGTAAATACTAAACCAGAACCTTTTTGTATAAAAGTAGCGCCAGCGCCAGCAAAAGTTAAAGTACCTGAAGGCGTACCACCTGGAACACCACTTAAAACCAAAGCGGTTCCACTAATACTAGCCACAGTTACACTGTTGGTTATATTTGTTCCAGTTACAGTCATACCAACTAGTATTTGACTGTTAGAAGCTGATAAAGTTTGTCCTGTTCCTGTCGTACCGCTAGCTATAGTAGCTGTTGTTCTAAGCTCAAAATCATTAGCAACTATTTCTCTAGCTATTTTAAACGCTTTAGTGTTTAGTTTTGGCTGCAACTCTATTACCGTGTTATGCCCAGACGTGCTTGAGTTAGCACCGGTTATAGCTGATGACGATGGTAAAGCTCCATGTGTACCAGAATAAGAGGTGTCAGCAGAAACACAAGTAATAGTCACTGTAACATCATTTATTTGGTTAAAAGTAAATATGCCAGATAAGGAGTCTGGTAAAACAGTTAAACTGGTATTAGTAACGCTTAGCTGTAAAGAGTAAGAATCTAAAGACGCTGAACTAGGTATTGTAAAGCTTGTTATTGAATTTCCTTCGCTACCTATGGTTATAGCTCCTGATGTTGTAGAAGAAGCTGTAAAAGTATTAGATGTAAAATCGTAAGTGTGATTATCAGAATTTCTTTTTAAAAAAAACGAAAATTCTGAATTTTCAGTGCCATTAACCGTAAGGCTTCTTGTTTGTCCTCCAGCCGGAACATCAGATGTGTCTAAAGCCACACCACTTATTTCTTTTATAACTGTACTATTAACACCAACAGTTTCTCCAGAGCCTATACTTTCGTTAAAATGTATATCATTATATATTGTATTAACACCAGCTTTAGCACTAATTACAAAAACTTTTTGTGTTACTCTCTCTAAAGAGTTTTCTGTTGTAGTGCTTGTTACTATTAAATCACCGTTGTTAAAGTTAAACTTAAAATCAGGTGGTGTTGAATAATAAAAATTATCATTAGCAGTAAATGTAATTGTACATATTTCTTTTGTTACATCTTCAGTTGCAGATACAGCACATCTTTGTGTAGACGAGTTAACAGTTGTAAGAGTAACACCAGAACTAGCGACTATACTTACAGTATGATCTGTTTTTGTATTTGTTTTTATATTTAATCCTAAATTTATTGCCATATTATACCGATGCTGTATTACTTGTTATTATACCTAAGCCTTGCACATTGAAATCACTAGTGTCTATATTACTAGCTGTGATAGCGTCTCCTTTTATGTAATTATACCACTTGTTATCTTTTTCTAAAAACTCGTTAATAGAGCCTGATTGAGTTGGTGTTACTATAGTTTCTGCAAACCAACCTGTTTTAGCATTGATGTTATAAACGTCAGCATCTGACCCATCAGACGTAACATCTAACAAGTCTACTTTACCTTGAGTTCCTTCGTAAATTATATTTTTAAATCTTTTGTTTTCGTAAGGATTTGTATTAAAAACAACTTCTACATAAGGCTGTGTAACAGCACCGTAAAAATTACATCTTGTTTCATTTGAGTGATGCTTGTAAAGCTCGCCATCATTAAAAGTATAATAGTTGTTATTAAAGCTTATACCACTCTGCATTGCTGTAAAAGATTTAAAACTTGACCAACCTTTTGTGCTTTCATTAAAACTAACAACATAGTCAGTCGCACCATCAATTTTTATATTATACTCATTTTTTCTACTATCATAACTACCAATCAAAGCTGTTGAACTAGATAGTTCATCTTTAAAAAAGTCAGATAAACCATATTGTGATATAGGCGTTAAACCGTCCATTGATAACCTAAGCACAACACCTCTTTGTTTGTCTGTAAAGTAAGATCTATGTGATTGTGAAGCAAAAGATCTTGGGTCTTTAGATATACCATACTCACCAGTGTAAGGTATTGTTTGCCCTAAAACGTTTTTATTTGCAACTAGCTGTGGATTACCATCAGCATTAAACACGGCATCTTTGTTTGCTAGTATTTTTAAAACTTTATCTTCACACAATACTAAAAGGTTAGAGTCTTTAGTATGTAGCTTTTGTATACTACCATATGTTGGGTTAACGTCTTTAGTAATTTTTTCAGCTTGTATAAATTGATTTAAGTTATTTACATTGCTAGTAGAGTTGTATATGCCAGAGAATATTAAACCACTCACTCTATTGTCTTGTTTGTAAACTTCATCTAAAGTTGTTGAAGCAACTATACCTTTACCTAAAGTAGGTTTATTAAATACATCTTTTATTCTGTTTGACTCAACACCGTTTTCAAAAGAATAGCAATTAGAATATTTTAAATCTTGAGTAGTGCCATGATCTTTTATATCGTAAAAATCACTAGCCTCGTAATATATGTCTAGGCCTTCTGTTGTTTTTGGCTCTGTTTCAAACACTGCTGGATTATCTGTTGTTAGTTGACTTCCTTCCTCTACAACATCACCTATAAACTGTATTACTCTACTAGTTCTACCATTCATTTTACCAGCTGTAGTTGTATTTCCAGGACCAATTGGATCAAAAGAACCACTATCACCTGGCAACTTGTCTAATTTTATTATATATGTTAAACGCCTGTTACTACCTCTTAAAAATCTTTTTTCTTCATCTGCTATAGAATCTTGAACTATATCAGCATTACTACCAATTGTACGTTCATCAAAATCAGCAGTTCCGTCGTGAGTCTGTCTAGCTCTAAACCTTTTGTAGGTTCCAGAACTAGGATCTCTTAAATCACCCCAAGTTATATTTTGCATACCGTCAGGATCATCAAACCATTGGTAATACGTAAAGTCATCACCAGGAAAAGGCGTGTGGTTGTATCTTTTTACTTTTTTAAAGTCTATTATTTCAAACTGTTCATCAGTTGGATCATCAGTAAATTTAAACTTTGCACCTTTTTTAATGCTATCAGATATACTTTTAAAAACATTAGAACTACTTGTCCAACCGTCATTTTGCAAAGAACTTGCGATACTAGAAACGTTGCTTTGGCTTAAAGAGATGTGTGGTATATCTGTTTCCATGCCTCCGTAAGAAAGCTCCATGTAAAGACTACCTAGCTCACGAAAAGCAGACCCATAAAGATAAACATCAGCATCAACATCGTCTTGCACCGCTCGATATATACCTCTACCAACCCTGTTAAAATCATTTGTACCTCCAGTTGGATTATTACCAAAGTTAGTACCATCGTTAGCAGCAAACTCTAACTTGTTGCCATTATCTAAATCATAATGAACAGCTCTGTGGTATAACGTGTAAAAACCATTTCCAGAACCAGAAGGTGATGGGTCATAGCTAGCGTCTCTTTGTATACCTATGTAAGACGTTTGGTCTATAAACCAATTACTACCGTAACTACCTGTTAAGCCTAAATCATTATCTGAGCCTGCAACACCATACTTAAATAGTCTTAAAAATTTCATGTAAGCCCCTTGCGAACCATAAACGCTGTAGTCTCCACTTCCTTGACTCTGAAACAAACCATAGCTATATGAAAAAGCGGCATGCTTAAATGTACCGGCATTTGTTCCACTACCATTAATAAGAGTTTGACCACCGCTTATACCAAGTATATTATCAGATATACCAACACCAACTTGACCACCAGTCGAAAGCTCTCCATCTACGTGGATAGTCGCCGTTGCTAAACCTATTGGCATTACTTTATATATATTTTTACCTGACCCATCTGTTCCATTGTCATTGTCACCACTTGCAAACCAGTTTCTAACCTCATAGTAAAGGGTGTCGTTTGCTAAAAAGTTGTTACTAAAAGGACCTGTACTATTATAAGTAAGAAAACCAGAACCTTTTAAGTCGTCCCAAACACCAACATTAGCTGAGTCGTAGTTTCTATCTTGTATATCTATTACGTTTGAAGTTTCTAATCCTTGCGTCTTGTTATTTCTAGTAGTAACAGTGCTTAAGTCTTGATAGTCGTTTATAAAACAACCGTCTATTGCAACACCATCTTGCTTGTGAAAACTAGGTACGTTAGCAACAACTTGAGCTGTAAGAGTGTTAGTAGAATTTTCGTAAACATTTGAAGTGATAAAAGAGTCTGAATTTACTTTTACAAAAAACCTACCATCAAACTCAGGCTTGTTTTCTAGCTTTGATGTAAAAAACTCTATTTTTACATTAGTTTCAAAGTCTGTTCCATTATCTTGAATTATAAAATCAATGTCACTTTCTATAAAGGGATTTTCAGTTTTTATTTGATAATGATCACTACCATTGTAATCAACTATCTCTATAGAATCTACGGCATAGGTTTCAGAAACTTCATTAATATTGTTTTTAAACTTAAAAACTAAATTTTTTGTAAGCACGAGCTCAGACAAGTTATTATTTCCTTCTGTAACTATCCAAGAGTCTTTGTTAAAAGATATGGTGTTTGAACCAATCAAAGGTCTAGTGTTTATATTTTCAAATAAATCATTATTAATATGTGCAGAATCACCACCTTCTCCAACACTGTTTCTATTTGTTTTAACAAAATCTGGTGCATTGTTAGATATATCTAAAATTTTATATATTGCCTCAGCACTATCAACTGCAACACCAGTATCACCATGACCTTTTTTTAATATTAAAAAATCATCTTCGTCAACCTTGTTTCTTTCTGAAGATGGAAATGAAAGCCAATAACCACCATCACCTGATTTATATATTCTATCAAGAGCTATGTTATTATAATCACTACTAGTTTCTTTTACAAAATATTTAAAGTGTGTAGCCCATGTTGGTGGATCACTTTTTATGGTAGACTTAATACAGTTTATAGATTTAGAATTATTTTTTGGTACAGACACACTTGCTGTTTTACCCGTTAAAACCGGTGTTTCTCTACCATATTCATCTGCATAAACAACACCAAGCTTATAATTTCTTATAGATTTTACAGACTCTCTATTATTTGTTATTATTTTTTTTAATGAAAAGTGGCTTATAGTACAAGAAAAACCAATTTCTCTTATTTGAAACATAAAATCTCTAGCACTTGGACTATTAGAAAAAGTACCACTACCTGTTGTTCTATCTAAGTTTATAGCCATTACGCCATAGTAGTTTCCATCGCCAGTTATTTGTCTATCAAAATCACCATATTTACCAGTAGCGTTGTCTCCTGACATCAATGCTGGGCCTTCTAAAATACAAGTTTGACCAGGTGTTTGACTCCAGTTACTTACTTTAAAGCTGTAATAATACTCAGCATCACTTTCAAGACCTAAAGCAGTATCTGTGTGTAGTTTTACAAATTGAGCTATTCCTGTTCCATCAACATTAACAACACCAGCTGTTTTATCATTAACACCTTTTACATGCGTAAATTTAGTAGAACCAGAAGAAGGACTAACTCCATAACCATCAAAATGTGAAGTCAAATGTCTATTAGGTAAAAGCTCAGGACCAGTAAAAATCCTATCGTCTATATAAGCTTCTAAATCTACATTTTGATTTTCTAAGTCATAACCTTGCTCGTAGTTAGCATATACTAATCTATTACCCACTATTTCTTGTGCTAAAGCTTTTTTAGGAACATTATCCCATTGTCTTAATAATTGTTTTTCTTCTAATAAAGAATATATATTTTCTTTAGATATAACATATTTATTTTTCTTCCAATTAAAATCAATGCTACTATCTTTTCTAACACTATCAACTTTATAAACTTCTGGGTTGTTAGACTCTGTATATAATATATCTACTTGAACCACGTCTTCCGGTATGTCTTCGGGTATTATGTTTGTTAGTTCAATTTCTTTTATTTTGTTTACCATACCAGTGTTAAACGCATTTTCTGTGTCGTAAACAAAATTGCTAGGTAAAAAAGCAGCCTGTGTAAATGGTGAAAAAGTAGAATACTCACCGTCTATATATTTAAACCTAGTTGCAAAAAATGAAAATTTATCTTTAAATAAATCAGTTTCTTCTTTAAAAAGAAATGTATTAAACACAGAATTACTTGAAACATTACTTTGTAAAACTTTAGCTTTAAATATTTTATTACCTTCTAAGTTTACAATTTTTATTCTTACATCAAAATCTGTTGCTGTTGGAGTAGAACCTGCTTTTAAATGTATTACATCATTAACTAAAAAAGGATTTCTTCCAGGATTTATTTTTACTTCAATAAAATCACCTTCTAAAACACCGCTCATGTCTAAAGCATCTGTAGTTAGACTAACCAAAGGACTTCCGTCTACTTTAGTTCTTTGTTCTTTTATGTTTATGTCTGGGGAGTTTATTGGAGATTTTCTTATAACAGTAGTGTGGCTTTCATCTGCTCTTTTACCTGTTGTTAGAGGGTAAAATGAAGACCCATCTATATAAAGCTTTGTAGGCTTTCTTCTTCCTTCGTCACCTGTTAATGTTCCAGCAATAGACCTTGATATAGATATTTTTTTAGGTTCAGAGTTGTTGTCTGTCCACATTAAAAAATCATCTACTATGTTTACACCAGTCACAGGGTATGCTGGGTTAAAATTTAAAGGTCTTTTATTGTCTTTGTGTGTTATGTGTAACGTTAAATTTGTAATAGCTATACCGTCTAAATCATCTATCTTGTTTTCAAGAGTTAATACGGCATTTGCAACTGTTACTATTCTATTGTTTCTAACATATTCTTCACCAGTAGTAGCGTTAAAAACATTAACGTACATATTGGTTACCATATTTTTTTTATAAGCGTTTGTGCTTGGTAGTGTAATAGTTTGTGCTGCCACGTCAAAACTAAGATCTGTACTACCAGTATCAAAAACAGCTAGATAACTATATACATCTGTAAACACGTTTGTTATAGCGCTACCATCGTATTTTAATATTAAATCTTTACTGACAGTAGGTTGTGTGTCACTAGAGCTAAAGCTACTTGGGTCAGTTTTTGCTCCTGCTACAAAATAATATACGCAGTTGTTTTTTTCTTCAGCAATTTCACCAACTATAGAACTACCTGTAGGTACAATATCACCAGAAACTAATGTGTTACCTTTAACACTTTGAACAGTTCCAACGTCATCACCTTCTGATGTTGAAACCTCAATGTTAAGCGCATCTCTATATTGTCCATTAGGTACTAATCTTTCATCAAGGTCTTTATTCATTTTACCTTGAAAAAAGCTATTCTTAATTTCCGGCATATATTAGTGTTTTATCCACTTAGATTTACCTCTAAGTATTTGAGTTAATTCTTCTAATTTTATATTTGATAGTCTAAGCTTTGCTTTTCTAACCTCAGCTCTTCTTTCTTTTCTAAATCTATTTACAATGTATTCTGGCACATTAGCTTTTGTGGACATAACAGCATAAGCTATGCTTTTATACATTGCTTCTTCAGCAAATTTATGTACTTGCATTTCCGCATCAGTACCTAGGCTATCGCTTATATATTCTAATATTAAAGTCTTACCAGATATGTTAGAGCTAAAATGTATTTTACCAGCAAGCTCGTCTATATAAAAACTACCATTTGTCTGTGCGTGAGCAGGGTCAATACCATATCTTTCTCCAATAACTAAATCATAAGTACCATCGTCATATTTATCAACATTGTCATTTGGAGTGTGTGACTTATAAGCAGTCCAAGTGTCAGAATCTGTAGTTGTTAAATCATCACCTGTAAACTGATAAACTCCATCAGCGTCTTGTGTTATAGCTGTTGGATTTGAAGTTTTAATAGCAGGATATAACACGTGCTCTATACCAGCTGAATCACTCCAAGATAACTTTACATAGTTTACATAGTCTTGTGGTAAAACCATTTGCAACGTTGCAGGTATTTCTATTTCTTGTGCTTTTGTAGACTTAAAAGTATCAAACGATAATTCTTGTAAAGCTCTTTGTGCGTGAAAAGCAACATCTACTTTGTTTACTTTTGGTATTATTTTTCCTTCACCAACATACGCAATTATAAATTGATCAATAACGTTTTGTAATGAAGTAAATTGATAAGTACCAAAACTTGATCCTTCGTAATAACTTTTTTGTGTTTGATTGTCTAATAACCCCATTTATTTATTGTTTTTCTTGTGAAATAATATTAACTTCTTTATTGCTAGCAGCTGAAGCTAATTGATAGTCTTTCATAGATATACCAGCTAGTTGTAGTATTTTAATTACAAGCTCAGACTCTTCTGATTCGTGTAATTCAAAATTTTGTAAATCAGTAGCTCCAGAATTGTGAACTGCTTTGTCATTAATAACTACATACGTCCATTTAACTGTAGTTGGTTTTTTAATGTAATTAACACTTGTATTGCCTGTACTATAAGAAGATGCTGCTGGAAAAATTTTTATTTGAGATACGCCAGCTGCAGTTGGGGCTTGATGAATAAATACTGGTCTTGAGTCTGTTGGAGCTGTTAAAGGTGAGTTTAAAATTAATTGAAGATTTTTTTTATCAATCTTTTCAACTACAGGATTAGATGTGGCAAGTGTAGAAAACACAGTTCCTAACCTATGTAAGTCACTAGGTAAAGTTAAAACACTACCACTAACACTACTAGGCGCAATTTTAAATTTTTCAAAAGCAGATATTTTTTCTTCTAGCATACCAACTATATCTGAGTATTCTGTTGAATTACCAGGTGTTCTTTTGAATTGATTTATATCATAAAAATATTGCTCAAATATTTCCATTTGTGCTTGGTTGGCAAACAAGTTAAACTCTTGAGGCGTTATATAACCTCTTTGTTCTTTGTTAGCTATTGCTAATACTTTTTGATACACCGTGTCTATTAATATCATATTTCTTTATTGTAGTTTGCGATCGCCCCGAAGAGCGACCGCTCCTACAGTTTGATTAATTTAATCGTTTTTCTATATTTGAATACACTTCCATGCCTTCATCAGTTTTAAACCAAGCGGCTAAAGCTGAGTATGGATGCTCATCAAAAGGTACGTTCATTAGCTTTCTATTATTAGAACTCCAAGTAAAAGTTCTTTGATCGCCAGACAAACTTATAATACCAAGCTCTGTAGCTTTGATACCAAAATTTCTAAGTTGAACGTTGTCGTCAGTGGCTAATTCTAAGAATAATTGAGGGTTTCTTTTAGCAAATACAAGTAAATCACGTTTAAGCTCTTTAGAACTCATCTCTGATACTTTAGAACCAATTTCTGCTCTCATAATTGCCTCAGCAATATCTATATCTAAGTCTCTAGCCATCATTAAAGCTTCTATTTCAAACTCAAGCATATCTAACTCGCTCTTAGCTTCTTTTTCTGCTTCGTATTCATAAAATAAAACTCCAGAGTGCGGGTGATATAAAGACATTAACTTTTGTAAAGTTTGTTTTTCTCTTGGAACATGAAGATATCCATTTCTAAAAATAATATGAGCTAATCTTTGATCACCAACCATTTCATCAACAAATGGGGTTTTTTGATTTTCAGTATGCTTTAATTCTCTTTCGTAGCCTTTCTCTTCGTCAAACCAATATATTCCAGATGATTTTATAGAATAACTTAAAGGTTTTCTTTGTCTTAGTAAGTAGTATATTCTATCTTTTACTTCCCACGTTGGTTTTTTAGATTCAACTTTTTTAGGTTTTGGTGTTTCAACTATTGGAGTTTCAACAACAGGTACCTCTACCTCTTTTGTTTTTTGTTTTTTTGCCATAATATAATATATAATAAAATTAATAAAAATAAAGGGGTTGGGGAATTACCCCCAACCTCTTTAAATAGTAAGTTGCTTATTTCATTAACATGAAATTGTTAGCAGCTTGAGTAACTAGACATCTTTCAGATAAATAGTGAATTTGCATTGCATCTAAATCAGATGTAACAGCTCCAACTGAACCAGTAGTCCAAGTTTTCATTCTTCTATCATCTGTTTGAGAAGCTCTGTATCTAACATGTAAGAAAGGTCTTGTAAGATTCTTACCTAATGATTGATCGTAAACTGAAGATGTTCCAGCAGGTATAATAACCCCTCTAACAGCATCTGTAGTTCCTCTATCATTAATACCACCTCTTGTAGCTAGATCGTTTAAGTATCTAAAGTCAGACTTGTAGAAATCGTAAGATCCACGTCTGAAACCAGAGAAACCTAAATTTAATGCCATATCTTCAGAGTTGTTGAATACACCGTAAGATGTACCACCAGCACCGTAAGAATTCATTGAAGCTAACATATCGTCCATAGCTAAGCTAGTAGATCTGTTAACAAACATCATGTTTTCTTCAATAGCACCTTGCTTATCAAACTCAGCTAAGATAGCGTCAAATTCAGCTAAATCAGTCGCAGCGTTAACACCAGTAACACCAGTAGTAACATTACCTCTATCTTCGATAGCAGCGAATAAACCTTCAGTACCAGAGTTAGTTCCTAAAGCAGCGTAGGCAGTATCATTAGTACCACCAGCATCAGCAATGTGAGATGCAGCAGCAGTTTTCTCTGCCTCCATCATTGTCATTTCTAAGTAATCAGTAAAACGAGATCTAGTCTCACCCTCTGCTTTTAAGTACCATAAGTAACCTGATTGACCAGCTTCTCCAGATATTTCTACCCATCCAATTTGTGAAGCGTCAGATCCTGAAATTTCATAGTAATCTTTCATAATGATCGGCTTGTTTGTAAAAGAAACGTGAGTTGGTTTTACAGCTTTTGGTGAACCAGTACCTGATCCGTAGTTACCTTGACCGTTAACTCCTTTCTTAAATTCAGAACCAATAACTAATAAAGTTGCAGCAGTTGCACCTGCAGTAGCTATTGAAGCGTCATCATCAAAATGCTCAACAGTGTATGGCTGAGCTGTAATAGCTACACCATCAACTTTAGTTACATGAGCTCTTAAAACTCTACCAGCAACAGCTACTAAAACGATATCGTTTAATCTAACACCGTGGTTAGCTAAAGTAAATACGTTAGTAGATGAAGCATTGTTTCCATCAATATCAGAAGTTACAGTAAATATAGAATCACCTGTACTTAAAGTTCCTTTAACTGATATATGTAGTCTACCTTGTTCAGACCAAACAACTTGGTCAGACGTCATAGCCTCTTCAGCTCCTACTTGTGCAAGAAATCCTGAGATAGTTCTGTTTCCAAAAACCTCAGCTTCTTTTTCCATAAGATCTGGTAAATATTGTTGCGCCCACCCTGCGGTTCCTGACGCTGTAAAATCGATGTAGTTTGAATCTAGTGTTTGCTTCTGTGAAGCTGGTACACTGTTCAACTCACCTCCTGGTGTAATTGCCATAATTTTGTTTTTTTAAATTTATTATTTATTTTTAATTTTAAACTTAAAATCATTTGAGTTATCACCTAACACTCTTACCTTAACACCTCCAGCTTCAACTCCACCAAAAGCTTGTCTTGGGTTCATGTCTACATTTTTAGCTTTAGCAATACTTTGTTTTAAAGCATCTGCTTTACCTTGTTCATAGAAGTGTTTTGCAACAGCATCAGAGTTCATTGCTGTAAATAAAGATTTATGATAACCTTTAGCATCTGACATTTCATTATTTTCATTCAAGAACTTCTTGGTGAAATTAGTAATATCGCTTTGTGTTTCTTTTACTTCATTTATATTCTTAACATTAAACCTATACTTTTTATCTCCAACATTATATTCAAAACCTTTAAAGTTTTTATTGAATAAATTGTCAGATTTTAATCTAAAAGCACTAGCTTGACGCTCAGCAGTTTTTTGACCCTCTTCTGATTCTTTGTTATATCTACTAAAAAAATCAACAGCTTTTTGTTGTTCTTGAGTCAACTTTGACCCAGCTTTTATTTCTTCATAGTATTTAGACTTTTGCCCGTCTAAGTGGCTTTTAGCGTTGGCAACTTGCTCTTTTAACGCTATTTTTTTCTTTTTAATCTCTCTTGGTTCGTCTTCTTCTTCATTATATGAAAATGAGTCTTCCATTAAAAAACTAATTTCATCATCTGTTAAGTGAGATTTTGTTTGTTTGTAGTACTCTCTAAGAATTGTTGTGTCGTCATAGCTAGAATAGTCTTGATTAAGCCTTACATAATCTTCTAGTGTACCACCAGTTTCTTCCATAAAATCTACAACTTTTTGTAAATTCTCTGGTATTGCTTTACCGGTTTCAGCAGACTCTAACATAGCTTCTTGAGCTTGTTCAGCTAAATCTTCTACTTGTTCTTCTATTTTTTCTTCAGTAGCTTCTTCAGTAACTTCTTCTAATACTGGAGTTTCTTGTGTTTCAGCTTCCGGTTGTACTTTTTCTTGTTTTTCTGTGGTGTTGGCATCTTCAACGAGCTCAACCACTCCGCTGTTGTCAGCGTTATCTTTTGTAACTTCTTCTGTAGCTTCATCTTCTTTTGGTGTTGGTGGTTTATCTAAATTTACTTTGACGACATTGTCATCTTTATTTGTTTTTTTAAGATCAACTTTTACAACGTTGTCTTCAGCAGCCTTTTCGACTACTTTTTCTGTTTTCTTTTTTGCCATAATATAATATAATAATAATTAATAATTGTTATCTAGGATCAAAAGCACCTAAATTAAAACCTCCTCCTAGTATATCATTACCTGCAGACTCAAAGTTTTTAGGTGGTTTGTCACCTTTTCTTTGGTCTATAAGTTCACTTTGTTGAGAAGCTTGTATTCTAGTTCTTTCGTCTTTACGATCTTCTTTTTCTTTTTCTTTGTTTTTTAACGCTTTATCATCAACACCTTTGAGTTGCATATTCATTTGAAACTCTAACTGCATTAATTCTTTCTTGTGCTCAACTTCTTGCATCATACGTTGAGATTCTAATTCAGCTTTAACCTGAGCAAGCTGTGCATCATTAGCATTAATAACTTGATTTTTTTGTACTTCGGCTTGAGCAGCAACTTGTTGAGCTTGTGCGTTTGCCTCTGCTTGAGCTTGTATATTTTCTTTAGATATTTGTTGATCTCTAGCTATTTTCTTTTTTCTACGTATTTTTAATAGTTGATTTGCTAGTTTTAAATTTTTAATTTCTCTAACATCTATAGCGTCTTCAAGATCTATACTTTGCTGTGACAAAGCAACTTGTATATTATTTTCTAATAACATTTTTTCTTCTTCGTCCGGCTGTAACTCTATAAATATACCAAAGTCGTATAAATAAAGTTCTTTTAATTCTTCAAGCGTAGCAACATTATGAGCGCCTATAGCATGTATAAAAGCATCTCTTGTTGGTGAGTATTCTATAATATCAGATATTCTAAGTGATAATTTTTCTGCTATCTCAGCGGTTAAAAACAAACCTGACTGTAGTATATGTCTTGTAGCGGTATTACTATTAGCCGCAGCCAACTTCTGCACTCCAACTAAAGCGTTTTTATCTGGTGTACTACCATCTCTAGCCTCGTTAAGCCCGGTAGTATCTCTAATCATCTGCATGTAATAGTTGTAATTACCTATTAAAGCTTGTATTTTGTTACCACCACTACCACTTGTTATTTCTTGTATTGGTACTTTACCAGCATTAATATCACCATCACCAGTGTAAGATCTACCAATTACAGAACCTGTTTGGAAGAACATATTTAAAGCTTCTTGAGGATTATAGTTTGTACCATTACCTAAGTCAACTTCAGCTAAACCGTCAGCATCTAAATAAACACCATCTGGTACCATACGTGATAACACCTGCTGTAGCTTTAGGTGTGTTAACTGTATCATGTCAGCAAAACCAGTTATACGTCTTACTAAGCTTTCTATTTTACCTTTATACATACGCGGCGCTACAATAGAGTAATTCATTTTTACTTTATTAAAATCACTTTTAGGCCTTAGCATGTTTTTAGAAATCTCCCACTTTAATAATTTATTAGTACCTAATACTAAAGCTCCTTCATATAAAACTTCAATTGTTCTTTGTAGTCTTGTAAACTCACCTTCTTTACCAACAGGTGGATTAAAAGTATCATCTTTTTCTATTGCTTTATCTGCTCCACTACCAACTTGTTTTACTTTGTAAACCTCGTTCATATATGTTTTATAATTAAAGTATAAAACTTGAACTTTATTATTGTCTATTTCTCTATATTGTGTTGAGCCTTGATTGTAATTAGTTTGATGATTTTTATTTTTAACTATATCTTCTAAATCTTCTTCAGTTAAAAAAGGAAATTGTTTAGCTAATTCATTTATAGGTATTTTTTTAACTTCACCAACATAATACAAATCGTCAAAATAAGGTGATTCTGTGTAAGAATATACTAAGTCTGCTGGATCAACGTACTCAACAGTGGCACCTTCAGAAGTGTTAAAGTTAGTTTTAACAGCACCTATTCCTAAAACTGTTAAATCATAATAAAACCTTTTTTTAATTAAATCGTAGTTACTACCTTTCATTAAAGCACCTAAAGCTTGTTCCTCTGCTAACTCAATAGACTGTTTGTAAGTTAACTGCATGTGTAAAGCTAAGTCTTCTTTACTCTCAGGTAATTCTTTTATATCTGATTTTCTAGTGTTTATACCAAACTGTGAACTATTAAAATCATGAAGCTCTTGAGTGTTCATATCTGAAAGAACATCTTGCATGTATTGTGTTCTTTTTTGTACACTATAAGGATCTTGTGAATAAGCTTTTATATCGTACATACGTTCAGCTATACCGTTTACAACTATGTCTACAAATTTAGGTATAATAGGTACTGGTGTCCAATCTAAATTAAGATAAGATAAATCACCGTTTATAGATAATTCATCTTTATATTTTTTTACAGACTGCTCTCCTCTAGCGTATAATCTAAGATTGTGATAATTGTTTTTATTAGTAGTATATCGTGTTTGATTATAATCATTGTAAAACCACTCTGACTCTATTGCTTTAGCAACTTTCAAACCGTAATCGTAACTAATCTTCTCTGCATCACTTACTACTTGACTAGGAAAATAACTTTTTATAACAGACTCTGCCATATTTATTTTATTATTTTAGAATTATAACCAGTATTTTTGTACTTAGCTATGTTTATGTTTATTTTTTGTTTTTCTATTTTTACGTTTGGCGCGTATAAATGCCTGTTGTTAGCCATTATAGCTAAACCAGAGCTTATAGATGCGTCATGCTTTGTTCTTTTGTTTATATCAAATTTAGCCCAGTCATTTAACAGCTCGTTAAAATAACAGTCGCCAAAAGACCCGTCTTGTTGCATGCCAACGTGGTCTTGTATATACATTTCAATTGCAGCAGCATGAGCTTGTTTTATGTCTTCACTTGAGTTTGGTATTCCACCAACTTCTTTTTCAGCTGTAGATAATTTGTTCCATATTTTATCTGGCCTATTCATACTATAACCTCTGTAACCTCTACGTCTTAAATAATACAATAAACGAGGTTTATTGTTTTCCGCGAGTAAAGGCATCCCATAAAATACTAATGCCATTAGAACGTCTTCAAAGAACATCTCTGCAGTCTGAGGTCTAGCTAAATACTCTAAAAAAAATGTGTTGGCTGGTGCATCTTCCATACTGAACTTTGTTAGTCCGTGCAAAGCACCTTTAGAACCTACACCATCTACAGTTCCTGATATATCATAGCTATCACAACCAAAAGCTCCCATGTGCTCATTGCCAGGCCATTTAACACCATTTTTAGTTACAACTTTATTTTGTATATTAGCTGGTGGTACCCAGCTTACTTTAAACCTACCCTTAGGATCTGGATAAAATATTACTTTAGAATCTTTAATACCATTAACCCATTGAAAATTACCTTTAGTAATACCTAATGTCCTAGACATTTCTTCGTTGTAATCTATTTGTTCGTATAGTTTAACTAAGTTAAATATACTGTTCTTAGTCTCATCTCTAAATGCGTGCTCAGTAGTTCTTGGAAACTGTCTGTAAAATTCGTTCAGTGCATCTTGATCACCTTTTAAACCGTCAGCTTCGTTTTGCCAACTGTCTACAACGCCTATGTCTATTAATTCCCCATGTGGATCGAAGACTTCATGATCCGGAGTATCGAAGACTGGGCTTCCGTACTCATCAATAAATCCTTCGTAGTTCCACTCCATTGGGATAAAAAGAGAATATAAGCCAGACGCTGTCTGTCCATTTCTGTTTCGCTTAGTAACGTCTGATGCTCCATATAATTTTTTAAAGTTTTCTCCACCTTTGTCTAATGCGTTAGATGTTGAGCCCATCATACATTTACCTATAATCCTACTACCTAATCGTAAACATGTTTTTGTAACTCTCCAGTTGTTTAATATATTATCGGGTCTTTCCCACTTACCACTTTCATCGTGTACTAAAAGCTTTAATTTTTCACCGTCATAGCTATTGTCACCTGTATTCTTCCAGTCTATAGTTGTATCTAATCCTTCTAAATCTTCTAGCTTTTCGTTTGTTGTAATCTTCTTTCTAGTGAACTTAGAAGCTGGAACTCTATATGCAAGCTCGGATTTTGGCCTATCCATACCGTCTTGAATAGGACTAAAAAAGAAAGGATAATTAATCGATATAGGTACAACTTTGTCAGTAAACATTTTCTTAGCATCAGCTCCTGTTTTAGATAATATACCAAACCTTGCATCACTTGATATCGTAGCTTGGTTAACTGTTTCAGCCGATGACATAAAAGAAAAACCAGACCGTCTATTTTTTAGGTAACACATACCATAACATCTTTTATCTGCTTTGCATGCTTCCCAAAATATATAGAATAGTCTGTTAGCTTCTCTGAAGTCTGGCGCGCCTACGTCAATCTTACTCCATTGCAGATACATATAATGTGTACCTGTTATGTATGTTGCCTTACCATTGTTGTTAAACCAAAAACCTTCATCTCTACGCTTAAACTCTTCGTCTATATAATCAAACCAGTCAGCTTTCTTTTCTTCTGCGTAAGCTCTCCAGTCAAATATGTTTTTAAGTCTACTTAGTTCTTTAGGGTATTCAAACTGTTTCCACTTTTTTTCTTTGTTGCTATACACACTACGCTCTTTAGGTAATGCTATCTGAAAGTTTTGTATCTCGTATATCTCACCTATCTCACCAGTCTTAGATATAACTACAAGATCGTGTTCTTTGTTATAACCATACTTCCACTTTTTACCTTTATTAAGTCTGCTTATAGTAGTTTTTTTTATAGGTTCTACTATTTGTAGTAAATTCTGCTCGTACATTACTTAGACCTACCCTCTGCAAAACCTTTAAATACTTTAACCTCGGTTTTAGTTTCTTTACCTTCAAGTATGTTCTCTTCCTCTTGTATTCTATTCAATATTTCAAACGCATCAAATATAGCTAGTTTCTTTGTTGCTGCAGCATTTTTTAATCTGTCAGCAGATATATCATCGTCAGAATCTACAATAGCTTCTTTGGCAACTTTAATCAGTTCTTCAACTGCCTTATGCCCAGCTTGGATTATATTCTTCTTCGTCTCCTTGATATTCATATTTGATTGTAATAAAATTTGATAGTAGTCTATATAGTTTCTGGCCGTCTATTATAAACTCATATTCTGAGCTTGGCCTAAAACCTATTAAATCGCCTTTGTTAACTGTACCGTCAGTATGTTTAACAATACCAACTAAAGGCTTTTCTTTATCTACACTTAGTTTGTCTGTAGATTTTACTGGTGCTACAAAACAATATCCTTTTTGCGCTTGCCATTCGGTATCTTTGTATAAGAATATTTGATCTGGTTGTACTAGGTATGTTTCTTCATCAATATAACTTCTACTATTCTTTTCTATACCGTGCTGGTTGTGCCATCTTCTAAATACATTGTGATGTACTATAACCTTATCACCAACTTTTATATCTGTATCACCAACTGTAGGTATTGCTTTTACTATAGCTTCTCTACTAACATACTGGTGGTTGAATATCTCTGTATTAACTATCAGTTCTTTACCTCCTATATCTTTTGTATTGTTGTATCTTGATTTTACTGGTGTTACAACAAAGTTGTAAACCGACTTCATTAATACTGTAAGTTATATTCTACAGATACAGCCATATTTTTGTTAAAGTCTTTCCAAGGCAAAACATCTTTACCTTTTCTAATATACACGCTGTACTTATCGTCTTCTTCTAAGATGTCACATATAGTATGACCACCATACACTTCTTGCCCAACGGCATAGTGCATGGCGTCATTTTTATAATCTTTACCGATACTAATCTTCCTTATTAGCTTCGACATCTTCTACTTCTGTTATAGTACCGTCTTGTATATTAACGTTTACTTTACCATACTCTTCTTCAAGCTCTGCTTGGAACCTTGAAAGATCTTCTCTCATTTTAGATAAATCGTGAAGTACAATATGTTTTTGAGTTTCGATCTGTCCAACTCTAGTAGTTGCACCGTTCATCGCTCCTACAATTTCTTGTAGTGTTTTTAATTGTTCGTCAGTTACTTTTAAGTCTTCTGTTTTTTTTGCCATTTTATTTAATTTAAGTTAATTTAATTTTATTTTATAGAGATAACGCCTCTATTTGCGTTTTTTGCTCAGATGATAATTCAGCTACAAAAGCTGGGATAGCCATTTTAATTCTTAAATGACCTTCGTTTCTACGAAGCGTATCAGCATCGTAATTATCTTCAGTTCTATCTTCTATTGCAACAGCTCTCATAGCCACTACAATATCGTAAGAGTTAAAAGCTGGAGCTACATCTGCTGCGTAGTCTCTATCATCTACTACTTCAGGAGTTTCTTCTGCCATAATTGTTTATTTATTTATTGTTTATTTGTTATTATATAATTACTTGTTTTTCAGTGCTTTTACTTCTTCTGATAGCTCTTGTATTGCTTTAACTAACATAGGTATTAAGTTTGCTTGTGCAATCATGTATTGATCAGGATCGTTAGTGTTTACTATACCAGTGTAATCAATGTTTTCGTTATCTAGCACTTCTTTTACTTCTTGAGCAATAAAACCAGAAGCTTGTTTACCTTTATCGTTATTTGTGTGCCTATGATTCCACTTGAATTTTCTAGGTTTTAATTTGTTTATAAACTCAGTTCCTAATTCTAAATCTTCAATATCTGACTTATCTCTTTTGTCAGATACAAAAGTCCAAGCACTTGCAGATCCTTGAAATCTAGCAGTTACAGAGCCGTTATAAATATTTACTTCGTTATCAACACCCACAGCAGAAGCTGCAGCGTCATAACCTATTATAATATTGTTATCACCAGTTGTAAGAGCGTCACCACAAAGACCACCTATAATAGTATTTTTAATACCTTCAGAAATGTTTTTACCAGCTTCAAAACCCATAGCAGTATTAAATGGATTTGTAGTACAGTTTTGCATCATTAACGCTCTATAACCCACAGCAGTAGAACCTCCATAAACATCTTCAGTAGTTAGCGCTTCATGTCCAATAGCAACATTTCTAACACCAGTAGTTAAAGCATCTCCGGCTAAACTACCTATAACAACACTTTCAATAGCTGTTGTCATTCCCTCACCGGCTTTGTAACCTACAGCAGTATTATTACCTTCACCGCCAGCGTTCAAAGTAGCTAAAGAGTTGAAACCAACAGCTACGTTTCTACCGTGTTGATCTTCTGAACCTAAAGCAGCATAACCTATAGCTGTATTTCCAACACCTGAGTTCAAAGCGTCACCGGCCAAAGCACCAATTATTGTGTTTTGTGTTCCTGTTGATACGCTTAAACCAGCATGAAAACCAACGGCAACATTGTAAGTATTACTACCCGTGTTCATGACACCATTTCCTAAAGCAGATGTTCCAAAAGCTGTATTTCTAGCCGAGGTTGTTGCAGCCGATAAAGATCCATAACCTACAGCTGTGTTTTCTGAAGAATCTGTTAATGCATCACCAGCCGTGCATCCTATAATAGTGTTGCTAGTACCAGTTGTAATTTCTTTACCAGCGTGGAGACCAACCGCTGTGTTGTTACCATGACCAGATACATTTTGCTTTTGTAATGCTCCTACGCCAACAGCTGTGTTTTGTCCAAAAACCGTTTGTGCACTTAATGCCAAATAACCAACAGCAACGTTATTAATTCCTGACGTTAAAGCATCTCCAGCTTGAGAACCAATTAATGTATTAGTAGTACCTGTTGTTATAGAGTTTCCAGCAAGATGACCTATGGCAGTGTTATGACCATCTACACCACCAGTAAATGTAAGTGTTGCCCCAGATACAGCGCCACCAGTTGCACTAGCTGACATTTCAAATTCTGTGTTACTAGTTATACTAGCAACTGTAGTTCCAGAAGGTATAGTGTTAGCAGTACTACTTGTTACAACTTGCCCAACTACAATACTAGTGTTAGACGTGTGAGTAACAGTTGTGCCTCCATTATAAGCACCACCACCAACCGTATGCTGTGGTTGTTGAACCTCTAAAGCTCCAGATCCTATAGCAACTGATTTTGAACCAGCGTTTGTAGCACTTAGAGCGTTATATCCTAAAGCTATGTTATGATTACCAAGAGTAATTCCGTCTCCGGATAATGAGCCAACTAAAGTGTTTTTAACACCTGTTGTCATTGATTTACCAGCTTCAAATCCTACAGCTACGTTGTAAGCATCGACGCCTGCGTTTTGTGTTTTTAAAGCTTGATACCCAACTGCTACATTTTTACCATGAGTTTCTTGTGTACCTAAAGCGTTATAACCAACAGCAACATTTGCAATAGAAGTTGTCATTGCATCACCGGCTAAACTACCAACTAGAGTGTTTAATCTACCTGTTGTTACGTTTAATCCTGAGTTATAACCTACAGCCGTGTTGTATGTGTAAGCAGTAACTCCATTATCTAAATTAAGTAAAGAATTAGCTCCAATTGCAACGTTACCTGATTCATTAGTATTGGCACTTGTAAGCGCGTTATACCCTAAAGCAACGTTTTCAGATCCAGTAGTTAAAGCATCTCCGGCTAAACTACCTATTAGAGTGTTTTGTACACCTGACTCTAGTAAATGACCAGAGTTATAACCTAAACCTACATTATAACCATTGCCATTAAAATTCAAAGAATACAAAGAACCTTCACCAATAGCTGTGTTTCTTGCGCCTGTATCTTCGGTAAGTAAAGCTTGATGTCCTACTGCTGTGTTTTGTCCCCCTGTTGTTATTCCCGATCCAGCTTGATAACCTACAGCAGTATTAAAATCTCCATCTGTAATAGCATCCATTGCCGCAAGACCATAAGCAGTGTTGTAAGTTGCAGTATTTTGTGTTGCAGAAACATTATGCGTGTATATAGAGCCAGTGTCTCCAGAATAAAAAGGTATGCCGTTAAAAGAAGTTCCATCAACCGTACCTGCAAAAGTTGCGTTTTGAGATGTATCTAATGTAAGTGCTAAGGTGCTGTTAGTTAAAAACGCTAAATTATTATTTGTAGTAGTTCTTACGCTATTTTGGTCTACTCTTAATGACTGTGATGAATGATTTAAAACTAAAGCAGCATCTCCAGAGGAAGGAGTTACTGTTATGCTATTACCATTTACAACTAAGCCGTTTGCTGTTATTGCATCTATATAAGCTGATGCCCAGTATTTACTTGCTGTTCCTAAACCTCCTTCACTGTCCGCTCTTGGGACTATATTTGGTGTTGCCATATTTTAATTTTTTATTTGTATTTTTTATATTTTTTTAAATGTCTTTTGGTTGTATTGCGTATTCTTTTACTGACACGTTATCTAGTTGATAACTATTAGTACCACTTGTTGCTCTAAATATAAGGTTACCGTTTGGTATTGCGTGTGTAAATATAGCTGTAAAAGTACCATTACCACTTATACCTTGTATTGTACTTCCATTGTTATTTATTACAGCTGTAACTCCACTGCTTAAACTATAATTAGAAATAGTGTAAGTAAGCTCATAAGTTGTTCCTTCAACAAGCATGGTTTGTGGATTTACATGAATCGTAGTGGTTCCGCTAGCGCCAGTAACAGTTGCTTTACCATCAGATATACTAGCTCCACCTGTTAAAGTCCACCTATCGTTTGGATCAACTTGTTTTACTGACACGTTGTCTACAAAAAAGTTTAAAGAATTTTGAGACAAAATACTTACATAAGATGCACCTGTTGATGATGCAGTAGCTATATAAGTAATATTAGTCCATTCGCCTACTGTTACAGTTCTTTCGGTAAATACACTAACATTAGTATTATTCAAACCTGATTTAATTGAATTACCACTTACTGAATATACCCATAATGAAACTGAATAAGTACGACCACTTGTCAAGTTAAAATTGTTTGGAGAAAATATACCTTCTTGTGTTGCATCTGCTATTATTTTCCAACTATAAGTTCCTGTATGACTTTGTTCAGTTGATTGCTCTGAAGTAGTTGGACTACCGAAATTATTCCAATCACTATTTAATTCAAAGCCTCCATTTATAACTAAATCACTACCTAATTCTTCATAATCACCGTTTAGAACTAACTCAGGTAGTGTTGCACCATCTGGGTAACTTTCTTCCCAGAAGCCTTCGTCTTCAGGATCTTCTGCTATCATTATATCTGCACCGTCAAAATCCCAAACATTACTTGTATCGTTTAATGTTGTTGCTACTGTTACAGCACTACCAGATGTTGGTATATATGCACTAACAAAACCATCTTGTTCTAGTTGAAAGCCCCAAAAAAACGCAGATTGTCCATTAGGTAAGTTTCTAGCAAACTGCACTTGACCTTGTGAATTTG